TGGCCCCATTCGAGGCCGTAGCCGTCCGACTGGCCATCCACGGCGAGCGTGAACGTGCCATCGGTTGCGCGGGTGCCGTCGTAGCCGATCTGCAGGCTGACCATGCTGGCCATGGCGCTGCCGATCGTCGCGCCCCGGCCGTAGCTCATGAGCGTGTCGGTGCGCGGTAGCGCGGACAGCACGGGATGCGCGGCGCCGGCCGCCTTGTCGAACCACGACGTGAAACCGATCATCCCGGTGCGCTTGCCGCCGATCCGGCCGAAACCGGACTGCGTGATGTCCGTGACGTCCATGGCGGCCGGACCGCCGGACACCTGCCGAATAGTGCCGATGTCGCCGGACAGGTTGTAGCCACCCACCCAGAGTCGGTCACCGAGACCACTCTGCTTCGCCATCGCTGCTCCTTACGGTGCCTGGGTGAAGGCGTCGTTGACGATGATCGGGATCGTGATGTCCATGATCCTGAACAGGGTCTTGTCGATCGTGATGTGCCCGGCGCGGCCTGCCAGTGCGCCGCCGTTGTTCGCGCCGAGCAGGTCGACCATGCGCGCCTCGCCGCCCAGCTCGAAGTCTTCGCTGTAGGCGGCCATCATGGTGGCCGTCGCGGTGAGCAGCCACGGATCGATCAGGTCCCGCGGGTAGGCGAGCGCCCGCTTGTGGATGCGACCGGTCAGCGTGATCTTCACACTCGTCATGTCCAGCCCGGAGCGCGCCGGCCCGATCCCTGCCACGAAAACGGCGTACATCGTGTCATACGGTGCACTCATCGGCTCGGCCTGCGGCACGGAGTCGAACAGCCCGGACGCCATGCCAGGACTGACCACCCGGTCGATGATCGCGTTCACGCGGTCCTGAAGCAGAGTCATCCGAGCCTCGCAATGTAGGGCTCGGCGACGCGCTGCGCGGTGGCGCCGGCAGTCTGCTCCAGTTCCTGCGCAGCGCGGCGGAAACTCGCGTAGCCCTTGAACCGCGTGACGGGTGCGTTGCGGCTGCCGATTCCTTCCAGCCATGGCCCGTAGACCACACCGTTGTCACCGGCGGCCATGCTGTGCGGGCCGTCGTCCGGGTGGATGTCGATCATGGTGGTGTAGTAGGGCGTCTGGGTCTGCAGCGAATCGTTCAGGTTGATCAGCACGAGTTCGCGGCCGTCGTCGGCAACTGCTTCCGCGATGTCGTCGCACATGTCCGAGATGATGCCGCGCGCCTGGCCGTCGAACAGCGGCCCGTGGATGGTGACCGTGGACGTCATGACGTCGCACCGATCCGGACACGTCCGTGCCGGGCGATGCAGTCCTCCACGATCTGCTTCACGCCGCGGCCGGTCGCCTCCTGTTGCATCTCCCCGGTGCCGGTCGTGCGGGCGTACGCGCTCTTTCCCTGCTCCAGGTTGTTCAACGCGAGCGCAAGCGCGGCCTCGGCCACGAGGGACGGCGGATCATTGACGTACAGCGTGATCGCGCTGTTGTGGCTGGCCGCGGGCGTGCCCGTGCATGCGCGTTCGACCGTGCAGACGCGCGGCGCGTACACGGTGGCGCCGGACGTGTGCACGGCCAGGGCGCTGGACTGCGCGCCGCGTTTGACGGTCAGCGTGTTCCCATTGACCTGCTCGACGAAGATCCGCTCGCTGTCGATGACGATGTACTCACCGGCGTGGACAGCAGCACCGGACGCGACCGTGACCGATGTCCCGCTGGACAGGCCGGTCATGTCCGCGGTGATCGTGGTGCCGGTCGTGGTCAGCGCCTTGTCCGTCACGATGACACGTTCGCTGTCCAGCGTGACAAGGTCACCGACACCGACCATGGACGCGTCGGACACGGTCATCGTTGTCACGCTCGTGTTCATGGACGCGGCCAGCGTGCCGGCCGCCTTTGTCCGCGCGGACGCGCCGACCTGGCCGGTGACCACGATGCTGCGCTCGTCGGACGGCCATGACCGCGACGATGTCCGCGGGATCCGGATGGACGTGTACGGAGGGCCGTCCTCCGGATCGAGGTAGAAGTCGGTGTTCACTGTCCATGTCACGCTGTCCACGACGAGCGTGGACACGGACGCCATCTCGTAGACGTTGCTGTCCAGCCAGAGAATGCCGCCGCGGACCTGGCGCCACGGGTCCGGATAGCGCGTCGCGAGCGTGGGATAGAAATACCGGTTGAGCTGACCTTCGAGATCGTCACTGGCGGAGGCGATGGCGTCGTCGATGCGCTTGTTCGAGCGGAAGATATCCGCTTGGTCCAGGGTGTATTGCACCCGGTCCCGTGTGGCATAACACGGTCTGGCCATAGCCTCGGCTGCTTTCTGCGAGGTAGTGAAGATCTGAAGTTGTGGTGACACCGGGAGGGCTTGAACCTCCGCTTCGACAGGACTGGTGATGCCCTGTCGCGTGCGCCCATGGCAACGCCGGGTTCACCTGCCCGACGGCCTCAACACTCCGGTCTCGCGCTGATCATAGCCGCGACAGGCTCAGCCGAAGATCGGCCGACCGCTCAGGTCGTAGAGTTCTCCGCCGAACTTGCAGTGGAGTTGTCCTTCGACCGGCCCTTGTTCGAGCGGGTACTTGTCGACCGGGCATTCGACCGGGGTGCGGGTTTGCTGGTACTCGTACTCTCGGGCGTTCCCGGCGTAGATGGCTCCGAGCTGGGACCATCCCACGAGAAACCCTCCTTCTCATACAGCTTGATCAGGCGCCGGTCCTCGTCGCTGGCGTCGCCGGCCGTGGCCCGTTTGCGTCGCTCGATGTAGTCCGCTTGCGTCATGTCCATGACCGCTCCTTTCTGGTGGACACCCCCTGCAGGTGAGATCAGGCCTGCAGGGGGTGTCTGTCCATCATCAGGCAGCGATGATGGTTGCGCCCGACGCGATCGGCACGTACGTGAGGTACCACGTGATGCCGCCGTCCGCGCCGGTAGCCGTGACCTGCTCGATGGTGCCGGCCGCGATGACCAGCTTGTCCATGGTCGCGAACATCGGCGCGGCGCCGATGCCGGACACCATCGACGTAGCCGCGGCGCCCGCGATGGTCAGAATGTTGCCGGCCGGCGTGTCCGTGGTGCCGATGTCCGTGGCCGCACACAGGTCCTGCGTGGTCCCGGTCGTCGGGTTGGCCTGGAGCTTCACCGTGTTGGCCACGGTGATGGCCGTCGTCACTACGCCGAACAGGCTCGTGACGACGCAGAGACCGGACACCGTGAACAGCGTCTTCGTCTCGACAACCAGCGGCGTGTACGCCTTGCTGACCGGACCGGCGCCGAGCACGCTCTTGCGGTAGGCGTCCGCTTCGTTGACGACAGTCATCAGGCGTTCGCCGCCCCGGGCCGCAGGAGGTTCGGGAGGTTGGTCGGCTTGCGCGGGTAGCGCAGCCCGTGCAGCAGGTACAGGCAGCTGGACAGCTGCGCGGTGCTCGTGGTGATCGCAGCGTTCAGCGACGCGTGGGTGTACGTGTCGGCCAGCATCGCCGCGTGGATCTCGATGACGATCAGCTTCTGCATCGCACCGTACGTCGCACCGACGACAACGGCCTCCGACGCCGCGGACTGGGTGACCTTCACCCACGACTCGTCGTTGTCGAGCGCGGTTTCGGCCTTGATGTAGTAGTGGTCCACGCCAGTAGCCGTCGCGGCGCCGGACGCGTCCATGTCCGCGCTCGTGCCGGACGTGTACGCGGTGTGCATCTGAAGATCCAGGGTCAGATCCTCGGCGCCGCCGGTTCCGGTCATCACGATGTACGTCAGGTAGTTGGCGAGCGCGAGGCTGACGCGCTTGCCGGTGGCGCCGTTGGACGTGTCGAGGTCGACGGGCGCCCATCCGGTACCGAGGTCGAAAAGCCGGCCGAGTGCCTCACCGGTTCCTGTGGTCATCTCTCCCCTTCCTTGGGAGTTCCACCAGTAGGCCAGGACGCGATGTCCTGGCTCACCGGCGTAGATCTGTTAGCTGCGCGTCGCCAGCTGGACGAACGCGGAGAGGGTGGGGCCGTTGTTGGCGGGGGTGAGCGGCGACAGCATGCCGGGCTGGCCGTCGACTTCCAGAATGATCCGGAAGTCGGTCTGATCGCTCGTGAACGCGGAGTGCTCGGAGGTGTCGAGCATGACGCCCGAGGTGTCACCGATCACGTACTTGCTGCGGTCGATCAGCGAAATGTCGCCCTGCGTGCCGAGGATGCCCGGGGTCTTGCGCGACCACACGATCGGGATGCCGGCCAGGGACTGCGGGAGCGGGTCCGGGCCGCGGCCCTCGCCGCTCATGGTCGCGCTGCCGCCGGTGCCGACGGGCAGCGCCATGGTGTAGATCTCCGGGAGCGCGTCCGGGGTGATGATCCACGCTGCGCTGTCCCACGACTCGGGCAGCAGCCGTGACAGCATCGCGAGCACGTTGATCCACGTGATGGTGGCCGCGGGCTGGCCGGTCTCCGCGGTGGCAACGATCATGGCCGGGTTGCTCGCGTGCAGCGCGCCGAGCGGCTTCTTCACACCGTCACCGGACAGGAAGCCGACGTCTTCGAAGTGTTTGATCGCGTTCGGCATGTTCGTGCGGCACCACGCTTCGAGCGCGGCGATGTGACGCACGAGCTCGTTCGGGATACGGGCGAGAC